TAAATTTGTAGATTATATTGTACCCACAGTCATACCGGCTGTGATCACCCCTGAGGGTCGAAAGATAGGTAGGGGGTCAGACGTTGGGTAGTATCTACAAATAGTAGAGAGGTTTCTCCGATAGGTACGAAAATGGCAACAGTATAGCTTTGAGGGTGGACCATCACACACAGGTACAGTGTCCTGAGATAACAGGGAGTTAAGGTTCCACGAGGGTGTATGACAGCAATGTCACAACGTACAGCTCAGAGTAAAATCTGATGTTAACTAAAAGGTTACACTGGCGTAGCCCTGTTCTTTCGAGGGGAAAAGATATATCTTCTTGGTAGTTACCAAAGAGTTACCTTGTAACCTCTTGAGAATATACATTTCACTTTGTCTATCCTTTTAACAACCAGAACGTTTGGCGATATTACCTTGTGGTAACAAGGTAACCAATAGAAATTTTACATACACCGGTTGTAGAGATTTGGAGCTTTCTTGACTCATCTTTGCCGCTCGTTAACAAAAAAAGCCTAAGTCTACAATGGTCGTGTCTTATATTCTAAATACCGGCGCTGAGCTGGTTGGTAAAAAATGGAGAGCTGTAGTTATATGGTATCTCATCGCCGGACCCAAACGTTTTTCTCAACTCAAACGGGATATACCTGACGTTTCTGTCAAAGTGCTCTCTGAGGTTCTCCAGGAAATGGAGACCAATGATCTTATCATCCGTAAACAATACACCACAATACCAGTTAAGGTAACGTACGAGATTAACCCCAATGCCCGGTCTTTTGTAGAAGCTAACGTAGTCTGCACCATCAGGATAGGTGAATATATTATACTAAATCATAAGAAGCTGCAAGTCCCCGCGGAAACCCTGGCGCTGCTCAAGGTCTTCATTGATGACCACTGTGATCTTCCAGGTTCTTTCAAGTGACAAACTCACCCATAAGTAAGTTGGTCTCTAAACCGTAAGGTTCTTACCTACATATTTTATTCTACAAGCCGTCTATACTACCAGACGGCTTTTTTCATTTATATACCGCAACTATACACACCCCTGTGTAAAACTTCGCTTTGGAGTTCTACATTCTACAAATTAAATTTGTAGAGTTTAAACTTATTAAGTATATTATAAGTGTAGACCTTCACCTAAACCAATATCCTATGCCTGAAAACCAAGAAAAGGACACACCGACCAGAGAAGAGTACATCGCGTACATGAAAGAAACCATTGAGCTGACCAAGCTCAGGGTGGAACTACAGGAATTGCAGACAAAGATCGCCGTAGGTAGAGCAGAGGAGATGAGGGCACTCGCATTCCTTGCACAGATTCAGGGTCAACAACCAGCGACTGGCGCACAGGAAGATGACGAAGATGAACAACCTGAAAAACCAGCCCGTAAGCTCAGCAAGAATGCCTGAGATTCTTTTGTCCAATACCCTATGAAACCTTCTTTATGGCAGTCGTCAACCAAGTAGAAAAACGCGTTCGTATCAACCAATGGGACGCTGTGCAGTATCAGATACTGACGCACTGCTTTTTGTATAAAATCATTTTGAGCTCCGCGGACCTCACCTGTCTGACTTTATTGGCGATAGAAGGGGACCAGGAGCTCAACGTGTTTTGTAACAAGATCCATCAGCAGGGTATTTTCAAAAGTCCACAGACGGTACGCAATGCTATCACCAAAGCGGAGAAGAGCAGGCTGGTCGTCAAAGAGGGTAAGAGCAAGAAAAAAATTGCTATCAACCCCGAGCTCAAGGTGCAGACCGAGGGCAATATATTGCTGGACTTTAAATTCCTAAGCCTTGCGTCCAACTAAAGTTAAAGAACTACTACCAGGTTTTGCTATGTCTATGAATAGACCCGTAGACGAAGTGACTGCTGTGGTATCCTTTTACTACAAAACAGTCAGGGCAAAACTCACAACGCTCGCTAGTCCCAGTGTGCAGATAGATAATCTGGGAACATTCTATATCAAACAGCGAGCTCTGGATAAAGATCTTCAGCGCACTCAAAAATTGATGGACCATCTGAGTTCGCTGACCATCACAGAACATGAAATGAAAAAAAGTCTACGTAACCGGGTAGAGTTGATGAATGCTGTAAAGCAGATGCTGAGTATCGAAAAAGAACGTAGAGGACAGATTATACAAAAACGCTTTGGCAATGAACCTGGTGAATAACATTCTGGTGGTATGGAAAAACAAGGGTCAGATCATTGAAGGGATCAAAAACTCTGTGTTCAAAAAAGAAGACGTGGAGCAGATTGCAGACCACCGGATGGGTATTTGTGTGAAGTGTGAATTGTTTGACGACAAAGGCGACGGCTGCATGGTACCAGGTACACAACCTTGTTGCAACCAGGATAAAGGAGGCTGTGGATGTTCTCTTGGATTTAAGATACGCTCATTATCCTCATCATGTCCTAAAGACAAATGGGATGCTGTAATGAGTGAGCAGGAAGAAGATTTACTAAAACAAAAACTTGGTATAGACTGATGTCGCTGAGGAAAGTAAAAAGCGATCAAAACAGGATCGAGCTGTCTGTGGTACACTCGGTGTATGAGACCAAGAACAAAAAGGTCAAGACACCGCAGGGTATCGAGATCATTTCTGAAGAGAAGATGACCAAACAGTTGTATGTACGCAAATGGTTTGTAAAGGAAGCTATTACTTCTGTTGAAGAATATGTTACAACTGATAACCGCGTATCACACACCCGATCTATCGTATTTGACAAATACTCAGGCAGGTTCTATGCAACATTTCACGGTGCAGACGAAGTAATGCAGCACCTCTCTCCTCCGGGAACAGAGGTGGGATTTAAAAAATATTAAGTATGGCTATAGTATTCCGTGCAGAAAAACATCAGTATCAATCTATAGACGAAGATCAAATTGACTGGCTGAGTGTGACCAGCTTTGTCGGTCAGTTTAAACAACCCTTTGACGCTGACAATATCTCGGTAAAGTCTTCCAAGAATAAAAAGAGCAAGTGGTACGGGATGACACCAGAGGAAATCAAGGCAGCGTGGAAGTCAGAAGCCAAGCGAGCTACTGATCTGGGAACATGGTACCACAATCAACGTGAAGCTGAACTCTGTGCACTTGATACTATACAACGTGAAGGGGTAACCGTACCGATTTTTAAACCTGTCGAAATCGATGGAGTTAAAAAAGCACCGGACCAAAAGCTAGTAGAAGGTATATATCCTGAACACATGGTCTATTTGAAGAGTGCCGGCATCTGCGGGCAGTCTGACCTGGTAGAGGTAGTCAATGGTAAAGTAAATATTACCGACTACAAGACCAACAAGGAGATCAAAATGGAAAGCTTCAAGAACTGGGAAGGCGTGTCGCAGAAAATGTTTCATCCGGTTTCTCACCTGGAGGATTGCAATTTCAATCACTACGCTTTACAGCTGAGCGCCTACATGTTTATTATCCTAAAGCACAACCCACGCCTGGAACCAGGTGTGATGACGCTGCACCATATTGTATTTGAAGAGGCGGGTCGCGATAAATATGACAACCCGATATCAGCCAGGGACGTCAACGGTGATCCTATTGTACAGGATATCGTACAATACGAAGTACCCTATTTGAAGACAGAAGTCATTCAGCTTATTAACTGGTTGAAGGACAATAGAGCAAAGATCAAACCCAAAGGATAATGGAGAAACAAAGGAAGGTCTTCAAGAACGAGATCAAGTACAAGACACAGCTGAACGAAGAGCAGAAAGAAGTTAAAAAAGCAATCAGGGAAAACCAGATTGTCGTTGTCAGCGGAAGAGCAGGGTGTGGTAAATCCCTGGTCAGCGCACAGACAGCTCTTGATTTCTTATTCAAGAAAGAGTACGAGGAGATCATGGTCACCCGTGCAACGATTGAGGTAGGAAACACTTTGGGCTTATTACCAGGTGGCATAAACGATAAGTTTAACCCATACCTGGAAGCGTTGGTAGAAAATCTCTACAAGTGCTACGACAAAGTCAAGATCGACCAGCTAATCCAAGAAGGACGCATCAAAGCACTACCTGTACAATTCATCCGCGGAAAGACCATTGATGAAGTACTGATCGTAGAAGAAGCACAGAACTTGACTAAGGCGCAGATGCTTGCAATCCTAACGCGTCTTGGAAAGAATGGTAAGATGATTATCAACGGTGACAACGAGCAGAAAGATATCCGTGACGAGTACAATGGGTTGAGCTATCTGATCGAGTTGAGTAAGCAGATACCAGACATCAAATACATCAAGCTTAAAATCAATCACCGATCAGACCTGGTTGGAAAAATTTTGGACTATGAATACAAATAGAGTAGAATACCGGATTGACAGAGACAAGGAATTTCAGCTGATTGAGAACCTGTGTATGGATATCCGTCAGTTGTTTCCTTTTATCAACGCCAGCAACACCTTGTTGCTGATGGTGTCACCGGACTATTCTGCCACGGTAGCAATGCACGTTGCCCACGAGTTGTCTCATGACGGGGAGATGATGGACATCCTTCCTATCAGCGTACCGTATCCTGACCAGACTAAAGAACCTTTTATTACAATGGCAAGTGAAGTTATGCGAAGACACATCGAGAATGTACATTCCGGTTATGATTACTTTCTGTTGGTAGAAGCAGCTGTAATCCGCGGGTCCAATTACCGATGGCTTACTTCACTGATTAAAGAATTATACAACCCCAAGATCATCACCGCAGCGCTGCTGGAGAACAGCGGCAGTGTGTACAAGAGTGATGTGGTAGCGGAGTATTATAACAACGAGTTACAAGACGTAACCTTTTACTACGAACGATTCAACAGACACTGGCAATGATAAGATTATTTGACATACAGAATGGAAATGTTGTACCGACAGAACATTGTTATACCCTGAGCAGTCTAAAAGCTGTGATGGACGAGTACGGAGATCAGGCGATGAAGGTCTATGCCTATGTTTTTTACATGACCTGTCCGAACCCGGACTTAAACCCTTTTTTCGATGTACCAGAAACCGATAAGGAAGATATCATTCTTAAAGAAGTTGATGCTGACTTTTCTACTGACGATGACGTTGTTGTCGATGCTCTTAAGTTTTGTGAGAAACTCTATCAGACGCCGACCTATCGAGCATACATGGGTCTTAAATCGATGCTGGACCGTCTTGCGAAGTATATGGAAACGACAGAAATAGAACATGGACGTGACGGTAATATAACAGCGTTGGTCAATGCAGCTGCCAAGTTTGAAGCAATCCGTCAAAGTTTTAAAGGAACAATGAAAGACCTCCAAGAAGAACAAAGTCATGTACGCGGTGGACAGTCACTGGCGTATGATCAATAACCCTAAACGCACACTATGAAAAAGTTGTTACTCGCATTCATGATTATCCTGATAGTATCCTGCGGAGGTTCTGCAGAAGCACCGAAGTATGGTATTGCAAAAGATCCAAACATCATTGACTCTATACCTGTAGACTCCGTGAAACAACCTGTGGATTCTACCGCACCGATCGAAGTAGGTGGAAGAGAGATCTACAAGTAAAACGTATTGTAAGGTGGTGGAACTGGCAGACACGCTACCCTGTCTCGGTGGTGCTCTCTTAGCGGTTTTTGAACCACGGAGAGCGTGGACGTTCGACCCGTCCCCTTACAGCCCAACTAAAACCAACACGCATGGAAACTATGGATTTCGGAGGAGCTATCAAAGCTCTGAAAGCAGGTCAGAAAGTAGCACGTACAGGATGGAACGGTAAGAACATGTTCCTGACGCTGGCAGGTGGCTACTCTATCCCCAAGGACAAACTCAGACCAGGTACGCACATCACTGCCGAGTTTTTAGAATCGCGTGGTGTAGAGGAAATGGTCATTGTACCACACATCGACATGTGGACCGCTCAAAATAACTATGTATCCGGTTGGCTGGCATCTCAGACAGATATGCTGGCTGAAGACTGGGTAGTAATCGACTAGTCACAGACGTGTGGATCGTAAAACCGGGAATGCTGAACAGCTTGTCTGAATGCACACTTCTCCTGCTGTAATCGTAAGTACAGCACGTTAGTCCAGCGGAGGTATAACGGGACAAAAAAGCGGATAACATGTGCAGTAGCCGCAGGGGTCCTAGGTCCCACTGCACTCCATTGTGGGGTGGTGTAATGGTAGCACACTGGGCTCATAACCCAGGGATCTTAGTTCGACTCTAAGCCCCGCAACATTATGTTGGTTCTAAAAATATTACTGATAATTATCTGCTGGGAGTTGCTCAAAAAGCAATTCTACCGGTTCATTCAAAACTTATGACAGACCTATACACCTATAAGGCGGTAGTTAACCGTGTCGTAGATGGCGACACTTGCGAATTGAATATCGACCTGGGATTTACCGTATCGTGGAAGAGCACCTGCCGGTTCTACGGAATCAACACTCCGGAAATGAGGAGTAAGGTCTCAGAAGAAAAAGCACTTGCTTACGCGGCGCGTGACCGTGTGTTAACGCTGCTGCCTCCCGGCAGTACAATCCTGATTAAAAGCCGTGAGCTGGACAAGTACGGCAGACCCCTGGTGGACGTGTACACCGGTGAGAATTTTTCCATACACGTCAATCAACTTCTTGTCCAGGAAGGATTGGCAAAAACGTATTTACTATGATCGACAATCATGAAAGTTATGAAGAAGAAATAACAGCTGCTGAGATGGGGCTGGGACCCTTGTACAACTGGGTATTTCACTTTAACGTATACACCAACGTCTGGGCTGCAATACCCAGAGAACTTGTGCAAACATATTTTAATGACCTGGAAACACCTGGTGTTTTATTCAGTAGGGAATTGGATACACTGGCTGACCTTATTTGCCGTACCAACGGAGATGAGGAGTCTATTAATGCACTATTAAACAATCAATAACCATGTTTATTGAAGCGGTAACCGTCTGTGTTAACTATTCGGATTTTCTCGCCCACACATTACCCCACAACAAACAACACTTTGACAAGTTTGTGGTGGTAACTTCTGCAAAAGACACAATGACCCAGAGACTCTGCGAGTTTCACAATGTCGAGTGTGTTGTCACCGATGTATTTTATGAAAACGGTGACGTATTCAACAAAGCAAAAGGTATCAACGCAGGTTTGAAACGATTGCAGCAAACCGGCTGGGTCGTTCACCTAGATGCTGATATTTATTTACCACCGTTGACACGATCTATTTTACAAAAGATCGATCTACGCGGGGACACTGTCTACGGTGTGGATCGGATGATGTGTCCAGACTATTACAGTTGGCAACAATTTGTAGTTACCCCGCGGCTTACACATGAGGGATGGATCTACATCCATCCTGATGTATTTCCTATGGGTGTACGCGTAGCAGAGTATCACAACAAGGGTTATGAACCTATTGGCTTTTTTCAGCTCTGGTGCCCCAGAGAGTCAGGCGTATTTCTCTATCCTGACCAACACGGAGCAGCAGATCGTACAGACGTACTCTTTGCCAAGAAGTTTGAACGCAAACGCCGGGCACTGATACCGGAAATCATCGTAATCCACTTGGACTCTGAAGATCTAAACCTTAAAGACATGGGAAAAAACTGGTCAGGACGTAAGACCAAATGGTTTGGTCCTGAAAAAGTGATTGCCAAAAATTATACTACTGATCAATCGATACTGACCAAACTACACCGAAGTTGACCGACCTGTTTATATCCATACCTACCTATGAAAACGACAGCTGGACTGTCACTGAATTTGCCACTCGTGAGGAGTTTCGCGATTACCTTGCTACGCTGTTCAAGGAACCTGGTAAGTACAACTTTGATGATTCTTCGCGCATGTTTAACGCCGAAGCGCGCAAGTTTCAGAGTCAGGGTTTTTACTGTAACGCACCTATCAAAAGCAAAGACTTCATTGCTTATTGGGATGACCAGAAGGTCAAATGTAAATCAGGCATTATCGTCAAAAATGGTGACAACGCCTGGTTTATCAGTCGCGATTACTACATGTGGTTAAACTTCCTGCCGATTTATGACAAGGAAGAAAAACGTTTTGACTTTGCCAAGGTCCGTGACGCACAATATCACATGGCGTTATACGAACATCTTGCTGAGCTAAACTACAAGCATGCGATTATCCTCAAGAAACGTCAGATCGCATCGTCGTATTTTCACATGGCAAAGCTGCTCAACACTTACTGGTTTGAGTCAGGTGCTGTGCTAAAGATTGGAGCTTCTCTTAAAGACTACATCAACGAGAAAGGTTCCTGGAAGTTTCTAAACGAGTACAAGAACTTCCTGAACGAACACACCGCATGGTACCGTCCTGCAGAACCGGAGAAGATCGGGAGCTGGCAACAACAGATCAAAGTTCGTGTAGGCGGCAGAGATACCTACAAGGGTTTGAAGTCGACTATCAATTCCTACTCTTTTGAGAAAGACCCTACCAACGGTGTGGGTGGTCCGGTAACCTACTTCTTCCATGAGGAAGCCGGTATCGCTCCGAAGATGGATGATACCTACGGTTTCATGAAACCAGCATTGAAGTCAGGTCAGATCATCACCGGACAATTCATTGCTGCAGGATCCGTGGGTGATCTGGAACAGTGCGAACCCATGAAGGAATACATCCTGCATCCGGAAGAAAACGGCTTCTTTGGAGTCAACACTGACTTGATAGACAAGAATGGGACAATTGGTGTATCTGGTTTGTTCATACCCGAACAGTGGAGCATGCCTCCGTTCATTGATCAATACGGAAACTCTCAGGTTCCAGAAGCACTGGAGGCACTGGAGAACTACTTTGAGAAACTCAAGAAAAACCTGGACCCTGCAGCATACCAGCTAGAGATCTCTCAGCATCCACGCAATATCGAAGAAGCTTTTGCTACCCGTAAGGTATCTGTGTTTCCTCCCCATCTGATCACCAAACAGATGCAGCGCATTGACGACAAGGAATACCCTTACGAATTACTTGACTTGGAGTACAACCCTGAAGGAAAGGTCATTGCTAAAGAGTCCAACAAGATCCCAATACGGGAATTTCCCGTCAAAAAGAACTTAGAGGACAAGACCGGTGTGATTGTAGTCTGGGAAAGACCTATCAAAGATCCGCCGTTTGGAACATACTACGCTTCCATTGACCCTGTAGGAGAAGGTAAGAGTACCACCTCGGACTCACTGTGTTCTATTTTCATCTACAAGAATCCTGTACAGGTTACCAAAGACGACGGTAATGGTAAAGTCGAAAATTATATCGAGCACGATAAAATAGTAGCATCCTGGTGTGGTCGATTTGACGATATCGTCAAGACCCACGAACGACTGGAGAAGATGATCGAGTGGTACAATGCATGGACCATCTGTGAAAATAACGTTTCCTTGTTTATCCAGTACATGATCTCCAGGCGTAAGCAACGCTACCTGGTACCCAAGGACCAGATCCTGTTCCTCAAAGACCTTGGCAGTAACGCCACGGTATACCAGACCTACGGTTGGAAGAATACCGGCACGTTGTTCAAACAACATTTGCTAAGCTACGGTATCCAGTACCTGACCGAGGAGATTGACCAGGAAATAGGAGAGAACGGAGCCATCTACCGTACCACATACGGGGTGGAACGTATCCCGGACCCGATGTTGCTTAAAGAGATGCAGCAGTACCAGGACGGTCTGAACGTGGACCGGCTTGTGGCGTTCTGTGCGCTGATCGCCTTTGCCAAGGTGCAGCAGTCCAACAGAGGTATCCAAACTCGTGTAGAGGTAAACAAGAATTTGGAGAAGTCCGAAAAAAGTCATAAATTAAAATTGAGCCCCTTTACGCATATTGGGATGTCCAACCGTCCCTCTACAAGTATGCAACGACCCCGTTCACCCTTTAAAAACTTCCGCTGATGGCTGTCATCGATTATACTAGTTTCAATGTTACTTCTGCATTTAAGAGCTACTCGTCCGGCACTATCGATGCCCGCAGTTCGGAGCAAAAGAAAAAAGACCTGATCACCCGTCTGCTCAAAGACGATAAGATCACCCTGGACGAAGCGCTTGTCCTGTTGGAAAAAGGTCCGGAACCACCGTTTATCACTGGTACCTCCACATCTACTAACATAACTGCTTACCCTCCCCATACTTCCTTTACACTTACTAAAAGTGTCGAAAAGGAACTTATTAACTAATTGACATGCAAGTATTTAACGCCCTTGATTTAAAAGCCGGCAAAAAGTCGGAGTATAACAAGATGGGTACGCTCACGCAGCCCATCCAGTTCCTACCCAAGTCGGAGAAGAATGACGAGTGGCGTGCCCATAACCTGGACTGGCTTGAATGGCAGGGTCTCAAGCAGATCCGCCGCAATGCCCGTAAGCTCCTGAAGAACTACAAGCTCGCCAAAGGTATCATTGACCGCTCCGACTATATCGTAGAGGAGGACAATGAGTACGCTGATATGATCGAAACCCTGACTAAGGAAGATCAGAGTGCGCTGGAGCTGAAGTTTTACCCTATTATTCCCAATGTCGTAAATATCCTCTGTGGTGAGTTTGCCAAGCGCAGCTCCCGCATCATGTTCCGTGCTATCGACGACATCTCCCATAATGAGATGCTTGAGCAAAAACGCTCCATGATTGAAGAAGCCCTGCTGGCTGACGCTGAGCGGGAGATGATGATCAAGATGATGGAAATGGGTATGGACATGGAAAGCGAAGAGGCGCAGCAAGCCCTTAATCGCGACAACCTCAAGACATTACCTGAGATTGAAGACTTTTTCCGCAAGGACTACCGCAGCCTAGTTGAAGAGTGGGCTAACCACCAGCTCAAGATTGATGAAGAGCGCTTCCGTATGTTTGAGCTGGAGAACATGGCGTTCCGCGACATGCTGATCACTGACCGTGAGTTCTGGCATTTTCGCATGATGGAGGACGATTATGAGATCGAACTCTGGAACCCGGTACTGACTTTCTACCACAAAAGCCCTGATGCCCGTTACGTATCCCAAGGTAACTGGGTTGGTAAGATAGACATCATGACCGTTGCCGACGTGATCGACAAGTATGGTTACATGATGACCCAGGAACAACTCGAATCCCTGGAAGCAATCTACCCGGTACGCTCTGCTGGTCTTCCTTTAGGAGGTTTGCAGAACGACGGTAGCTACTATGATGCTTCCCGTTCTCACAAATACAATGTCGAGGGACCGTCCCTTGCCATGCGCCAATACCTTTCCACCTACGAAAACATGCCGTACAACGGTGATATCATCGAGTGGATCATGAGTGAAGGCGAAGACTTTTTGGATTACGGTCCATCTCACATGCTACGTGCTTCTACAATCTACTGGAAGAGCCAGCGTAAAGTGGGACACCTGACCAAGATTACTGAAGATGGTGAAGTCATCCAGGACATCGTAGACGAAAGCTTCAAGGTTGTCGAAAAGCCACTTTACAACACTCGTTTCTCTACGAAGAAGACCAAGGAGACCTTGATCTTTGGAGAACATATTGACTGGTTCTGGATAAACGAAACCTGGGGTGGAGTCAAGATTGGTCCTAACCGTCCTACATTCTGGGGTATGCAGAATCCTAATGGTTTCTCACCCATCTACCTGAATGTTAAGCGCCTTCCTTTCCAGTTTAAGGGAGACTCCACAGTCTACGGCTGTAAACTACCTGTAGAAGGTGCTGTATTCTCTGACCGCAATACCCGCTCGGTATCGCTGGTGGATCTTATGAAGCCTTACCAGGTAGGCTATAACATTGTAAACAATCAGATAGCTGATATACTAGTCGACGAGCTCGGCACTGTAATCCTTTTAGACCAGAACTCGCTACCGCGTCACTCCCTCGGAGAAGACTGGGGACGAAATAATCTGGCAAAGGCTTACGTAGCAATGAAGAACTTCCAAATGCTACCGCTGGATACGACGATTACCAATACAGAGAATGCTCTGAACTTCCAGCACTACCAGGTACTTAACCTGGAACAGACGCAGCGCTTACTAAGTCGTGTGCAGCTCGCCGGTTATTTTAAGAACCAGGCGTTTGAAGCCATAGGTATTACTCCTCAACGTATGGGTACACCTATCGCTCAGGAGACTGCTACCGGTATTCAACAGTCCGTGGCGTCTTCTTACGCACAGACCGAGCATTACTTCAGTCAGCACTGTGACTACCTGATGCCGAGAGTCCATCAAATGAGGACTGACTTGGCACAGTACTATCAGAGTAATAACCCGTCCATCCGCCTGCAATACATTACGCAGACTGATGAGAAGGTCAACTTCCAGATGAACGGTACTGATCTTCTACTCCGCGACCTCAACGTCTTTGCTACCACGAAGAGTAACCACCGTGTGGTACTTGACCAGCTCAAGCAGCTGGCACTGAACAACAACACTTCTGGCGCTTCAATATACGACTTGGGTAATATCATTAAGTCTGAGTCTATTGCTGAGCTTACAGGAGTACTTAAAGCCGCTGAAGATAAGCAGAACGCTATCCGTCAGCAACAGGCTCAACAGGAGCAGGAAATGCAGCAGCAGGCTCTACAGGCTCGTCAGCAGGAGCAGATGATGAAGATGCAGTTTGAGGCAGACCAGAACGATAAGGACCGCCAGACTCAAGTACTTACTGCAGAGATACGCGCTGCCGGCTACGGTTCGATGGAAGATATCAACATGAACCAGCAGTCTGACTACCAGGATGCCCTGGAGAAGATCCAAAAGCAGGAGAACTACCAGCAGCAGATGGGCTTTCAAAGAGAGCGTGAAGTAAACAAGATGAGTATCTCCCGTGAGCAGTTAAGTCTCAAACGTGAAGAGCTTGATGCAAAAAAGCAGATTGCTGAAAAACAACTCGAAATAGCCCGCACTAACAAGAATAAGTACGACAAGCCCCAGCCGCCCAAGAAGAAGTAATTTTTATAGCGGTATACTACAAAAAATCGCCTCATAGGTCTACACTTTTTAGGTTTACGTCTACAAATTGGTTATATTATTAGTGAAGACATAAACCAACCCTATGAGTACGCAAACCAATGACGTACAGACTTCTGTACAAACCTTAGACCTTGACATCGATGCCTTGTTCTCTGCTGCTCCAAGTGCCGACAGTATTGTACTTCCGGACGCAGAAACTAAGAAACCCAGCATCTTCTCCAAGAACACCCCAGACTTAAGTTTTCTGGATCCCGGCGCGAAGGACGATGATGAAAAAACTAAAGATGGAGATGACAAGGACAAAAATGTAGACGATGTTTCACGTGAAACCTCTACAGACTCTCTAGACGATATTTTAAAAGACACAGATCCAGAAGCAGGTGATGACGCGGTTAAGCCCGGCAGACCCAAACTGGACAAAAGCGGACTGGTTGACACCATGTCCAAACTCATAGAAGAAGGACTGCTGATCCCTTTCGAAGACGAAAAGCCGATGGACGAATACTCCGTCAAGGACTGGAAAGAGCTTATAGAAGCAAACTTCCAGGAGCGCGAAAAACAGATCAGACAGGAAACTCCTAAAGAGTTCTTTGAATCACTGCCGGAAGAACTCCAGTACGCTGCCAAATACGTAGCTGATGGAGGACAAGACCTTAAAAGTCTTTTCCGGGTACTTTCTCAAGTAGAAGAAGTGCGTGAAATGAACCCTGAAGTCCCCGGTGACCAGGAGACAATCATCCGCTCTTACCTGCGTGCTACCGGTTTCGGTGACGAAGGCGAGATCGATGAGGAGATCTCCACCTGGAAGGACCTCGGAAAGCTGGAAGCCCAGGCACGCAAGTTCAAACCCAAACTCGATGCTATGCAGGAGCAGGTGGTCCATGAACAACTTCAGCGTCAGGAAGCTATGCGCATGCAACAGCAGGAAGCTGCTGAAGCTTATGTAGACAATGTCTACGATGCGCTGAAGACAGCCGAGATCAACGGTCTCAAGCTGGACAAGAAGACGCAAGCACAACTCTACTCAGGTCTCGTGCAACCCCAGTATCCTTCTATCAACGGAAGGAATACCAACCTGCTCGGTCACCTCTTAGAAAAATACCAGTTCGTCGAACCTAACTACCCACTCATTGCTGAAGCGCTGTGGTTACTCTCCAACCCGGATGAGTATCGCCAGAGTCTCGTCAAGCAGGGTAAGAACCAGGCAGTGGAACAATCAGTCAGACTACTCAAAACAGAGCAGTCCCGCAAGATCGCCAGTTCAGTCCCTGATGAGCAGGACCAGCAGAACACACAGCGTAAGATCCCACGGGGCGGTAACATATTCAAGCGATAACCCTTAACCCTAACAAAACAAAAAGTTGACCTATGGCAACACCAGTTTTAAACAATGGTATTTTTCTACGTGATACCAGCTACCAAGCAAGTTCACACGTAGATTCTTACCACCTGGTAAACATGATGAAGTCAGCTGAGCCTATGGATATGGGTCCTGTGGACCTGTGGGCAATGGCACAGAAGGTAGAAATGCCTCTTTATCAAATGTCTTCCTTCGGTGGAAAGAATGTAATTGACGTAAACAACCCTCGCGGTGAATACAAGTGGCAGGTTCCTGTATCTCAGGATCTTCCTTACGTTGTAGAGAACATCGAAAGCGGTAACGTCGGTCTTGACGGTTCTTCTTTCAAGATCAAGTTAAACAAGCGTACGTTCGGTCATGGTGACATCATCACTTACGACAAGTACAACGGTGCGGAATTGTTCATCGTGCCTTCAGAAGATATCCTTCCTGCAGGTGACGGTGTAATCTACACAGTTCAGCTTGTAAACAACGACTCTCAGAAGTCTTTTGACACTGCAAAGTACCTCAAGCCTGGTACCAAGTTCTTCCGTAAGGGTTCTGCCCGCGGTGAATACGGTGAAAGGTTCTCTGACATCGGTGCTTTCGGTTCTGGCTTCCGTGAGTTCTACAACTATGTAGGTGGTGCTGAAGCACACGTTTCTTACTCTGTTTCTTCTCGCGCTGACCTTATGCTTAAGGGCGGTTTGAAGAACGACGGTTCTGTACCTGTAGTAGAGATCTGGAGAAACTTCGACAAGAACTCTGATCCAGCCGTTTCTAACCTTGAAGGTTTGGCTGCAAAGATGGGTAAAGAGTATGTAAAGAAAGCGATCCAGTCTGGAGCGTTGACTCGTACATTCTTGACTTCTTTGGAAGCTGCACACCTCACCAAAATTGCTACTGACATCGAGACTTACCTTATGTGGGGTCATGGTGGTAAGGTTAAGCAAGACGGTCCAGATGACGTTCGTTTGAGCGTTGGTCTTTGGAAGCAGCTTGACAACTCTTACAAGCGCATCTACAATAAGAGCTCTTTCAACCTTGACTTGTTCAAGAGTGAAATCTTCAACTTCTTCAACGGTAAAGTTGAGTTCCAGGGACCTGATCCTAAGCGTGAGCT